ATATGGGTAGGCTATATAAATAGCAATGAATATATGTTAGGAAAAAATAAATAAAGTTAATTAAGGCAAACCATTAAACCTGTTGTTCTTCAGTTTCGCGCTTTACGCGAGTTGTTTTTGAATGGTATTTTATAATTTCATCGTAGTAAAACCACGACATTATAATAATGTAAAAAAGCAAAATAATAAATTTATCCGTTCGCTTCTTCATTTTGTGGTACATGACCACGCCAAATATTGTGGCTGAATACGTAACGACGGATAATGATGGCATCAAAAATACTGTTATCATAGATAATAGTATTGTAAAATATCTGTATTTTATTGGAATTTGGAGGGAGTGATACAAAAGCATAACAATCGCAAATATCTTATTTATATTGCCTTCAACCCAGTCTGCAAATGCTTTAGTAGAATCGTTTTTCTTAAGTGTTTTAACGATACTATTAACTGCTGAATCATCAATGTGAAAATAATGTATATACATGAGTAAAGACATTAAAGCAAGACCTATATAAGTGTACGGGTCTACCAGAATTGAGGAAAATTTTTTCATAATACGGTTTATGAAACCGTCGACGACACCGTATTTGATGGTTGTACGTTTCGGTGTTCTGGATCTGGATCTTGACCTACTTCTACGGACACTGGGTGTCCTGGACCTAGATCTTCTGGGTTTCATGGGCAATGCATTTCGGTTTTTGTATTTTTTGTTAACGAATGTTATAGTTTTCTGATATTTAGGCATGATTGTATTGTGTTTTGATGTGAATATATTATAACATTTAACCCTACCACATAAATAACCATTTTTTAAGTATGCAGAAAGTAGCAACAACGCAAGCAATAGTCGTATAATTATAGTTGGTAATCATCATATACATGGTTATAGCAAAAGCTTCCATGATATAAGAGTAAGCTAGAATGCGCGTAATTAAATATAATATTTTCTTTACAACATATGAACACGTCACGAGAACGATATTTTCAATATGTTCAACAATGATATGCACATTATCATTAATAAAGTTAGTTAGTAGGTGAAAGTATTGCGTCATTTTCTTTTCAATACTATCAATGATGATATCTATGTGAAAGATAGATGACATTGGTACGTAATGATATTTAACACATTGGTAATTTGGCTGCATAGATCTAATATTTCCCGCGACATAAACAAAATGATCGTTTTTATCAAATTCAAATCTATTGTTGTCATCGTAGGGTATAGTATGTTTCACCGTATCATCGTATGTATGTTTTTCAAAATACTTATGATAAGGTCTATCAGACGAAATCGTTATCTCCAATGGCAGCGACAAAATGAAATCTATTTTAGTTTTAAAAGGTCCCACGGGCGTGCACATATTAGAATAATCTGTTATGCAGAATTGTTTAGTTGCTGCATCGTAATGATGAATCCCCGGTCCCAAATGAACGAATTTGTTATCAGAAGTCACTGTCATATATTTAAGACAATAACTTGTAATCCAATAAAACATACCTGTATATTCATCTTTCAGAACGATGATATAGTTGATGAGAGTTGTGTCTAAAGTATAACGAAACGTAATGGTTTCTTTCGAATAATAGGTGATAATATCATTTACGAATGCATCCTCAGTATAGTTTAATGTATAAAGGTGCATCGGTGGATTACACTTATTTCTATGATATTGTGTGCACGCAAATGTACCGACGTCAACTATAGATTTAGTGAACATGGAATCATGTATTGTCATTGTAGCAACGAGACCACATTCTTGCGGCATTACATAATTCGATTCAGTCAAAAAATTTTCAACTGAAGCATACATACATTTTGATTGAAATTTCGGAGCGATGAATTGTGTGTATTTATTAGAGGGATAAAAATCAATGGTATCCAGAAAATTGTGTTGAAATATACCTGGGAAAGTAATATTTAAATTACGCAGAGTTGTTGTTTTTGTATTAACGGGTGCACCATGTGCAATATGTGTTAAATATAATATTAAAATAAAATAGCACATGTTGAATTATTGAAGTCATTAACCCTACAGGTCAGATATTTGACCAAGTCCAGTAGAGTAATAACTTGCATTTGGAATAAACAATTTTTCAAAGTTGTTAGAGTCGTAAACTATGCGGCATAAACTTTCATAAATTAAACGCACAGACACGGCACCTTCAAATTTGTATCTATCATTCAGTGATCTTTCATAACTTATCATAACATCATTTTCAACTTTAAAATCTTTAATCGAATCTAAAACCGAATTTCGGAACGACAAAACGTGTTCTCGATTCTTCATGTCGTGTCTACCAAGTTTTTTAATAAGTTTGTACAAATCCGGTAGCATATATGTCCTTTCTTCAGACACGATTAAAAATTTCGAACAAAAATAAAACGATGTGAATTTGTCGTATATTTTCACTTCATAGTTAAATACATCTGAAAATCTATTGTGGTTGATCTGTAGTTTATCGTATGAAAAAATTTCGGAGTCATCGCCTGACGCGACAACTAAAAAAACTTGGTCCCAACATCTGTCGGGAATGCAGTTAACGATCATTGTCAATATTTGCTGTGTGTTAAGCAACCATGTCGAGGGATCTCCAGATTTTCTTTGAAAAAACACATCGCAATAAAATTTATTGCATGGGTCGTACAGTTTAGTGTTACAATGTCCGTAAAACCACATGGAAACGAAACATTCCGGAATTCCGAAATGCCTCATAATCATGCAGTCTACTATCAAGTGCAGTAAATTCTGTGACTTGTCGTATTTAGACACATCAAATTCCAATGAATGATAGGAGTCCAGTATGTATCCGGAAAATTTTCTAGTAAGTAACTCAGAAAATTTTTCCGGTGGCATGTCGGTGTACATCAAAAATTTATCATTCATGGTTTTAATCATTCTTTTTTTCATTATTTTAAACATTGGACAGAACAACGTGTTGAAGTCCTTTGGTGTAAATACTACTGTCTGTAACGATGCATAAGTGTTGACACACGACATGTCTAGAGCAGGTTTAGAATTTTTTTTTATAGTTAAATTATATCTAGCAATATCCAGTTCATTATAGTGTTTGTATTTAATTAAATTCGATATATTGCTGTTTTGTGTGTCCAACCAGTCTTGAAGTGATTTATCAGTAAGAAAAATATCGTCGTGTACTGAATCGTCATACACTATTTTAATCATCCTATTAAACAATTCAGTCGCTTTCGACCATACGTCCATTGTCACTTGAATTTTGGGTACAGCACAGTTACGTTTCTCAATTGCTTTTGCAAGTTCTTTTAATGAATTGGTAGGTCTCGGTGGAGACATAGCGGTGTTAAGAACAGGCTTGACACCGTCAAAGATTCTTATAGGTCTGTGCATCATAGACGCATCAAAGATTGCGTTCTGTAAGTGGAGTGAGATATCGCTATTAGCGACCATCTCAACATCCATATCTGTCCTAATATCATAGGCATTAGGTAACATGATGTTGATGAAATCTTGCAAGTTGTATATGTCTGAAACCACATCTTTATTTGAAAAATAATGCATCATCGCGTCAATTGACCTAAAATTTTTTACGATTTTATTTTCAACGGTTTTGGTTAAATGTTTGTTTTTATGTTTTGATAAAATAGCCACATTAGCGTAAATTGTATTATCATAATTGTTAGATACCACTGCAGAATCCAGATCCACGATAACAAATTTATTGGCACCGTTCAATTTTAAGGACATGTCTGTGTAAACTAATACACAACAGTCGGGCATGTACTTTGGTTTTTTTATTATGGGTTCCTCATATTCTTCCTCATAGAAATCATCATCACCGTAAGTCAGATCATGGTATTTTTTTACTACGTCCGCCAGTCTGTATTTATCCAATTTTCTTTTCTCGTCACAAACTGTAATGGAAAGCCCAGTTCTGTCAATTAGTTCAACAAAGTACCTCCAATCAACTAGTTCCGAAAAAGTGTCTACTGTAACGACGTCTATATCTCGAATCAATTCCAATTGGCGTACTAATTCAACAGCTGATTTCAGCAATTGCGCATTTAATTTCGTTTTCCGAACGACTATTGAAATGAGAATTTTTCCGGTTTTTCCCGTATACTTATTTATAACAAATGAATCTGGTTTCCCGTAGTAAGTTGCTTCTATTTTCATTGAGTCGATGTACGTTCTCATTTCTTTGTGAACGCCATGACTCAGTCCAGTATCAAAATACAAGACGGCTTTCGTTTTTACCAATCTCATAACGTTGTCTGAAGTATACTTAACGTTGTGTAAATACCCAGCACCTTTGTACCCTCCTAAGCTGTCGTACAGTTGGTCCATAACCACGGATGCGTATACAAATTTAACAGTATGTCTAGTTAATGCCACTATGTGGTGTTCTTTCGAGTCATAAACCTTTATAGGTGTCGGGGAACCCCTAAATAAGCATACTGATTTGGTTTGTTTACCTTGATATTCATGCACTGTATACACATTCCTAAAGTCTGTTTGAAGCATTTGCTTATCTGATTGCGTGAAAGTCAGATAAACATCATATCCAGTTGGTAATTCAGCTTTTCCGGACACATACATTCTATCAATACTTTTTACGACTTTAGATTTAGACGTAAATTTTTTATAATATTTTCTCATATAGATTGCCACATCTTGTGGACATCTGTATGAAGTGGATAATTCTTTAGTGATTTTAAACACGTCGGTGAATTTGTGGTACCTAGATGGATAGTCGACTCTTGTATAATAGGGAATTTGCATATGATCTCCTATCATATGTATGGTCTTACATCTAGACAATACAGCTATTGAGAATATCATACCAGGGTGAAGCATCATAGCCTCATCTATATACACGGTCTTGAATTCGGTTGTGTCATTGTATAAATACGAATATACAGTTCTATACCTTTTCTTTATATTTGGTTTTTTTAATTTCTCCGCCCTTTCTTGAAATTCGAGCGCTCCAGCTTTAGTTGCAGAAAGTATCAAATCTGTGTCTGAATGATGAGTCATGATGTAGTGTGTCTTACCACATCCTGGAACACCTGATATGAATTCAAATTTAACGTCCAGTGGTATTTTATGGAGTTTATCCAGTATTTCTTGTGTTTTATACAAAAACACCGGTTCAAATTTTTTTTCTGTATAATCAGCAACAACGTATGTATCAGACATATTCTCTTCTGATCTTTGAAAACCTTTATCATTGTACACATACATGTAGTCTTTTGTGGGTTTTGATGGTAACCAAACATTGTTTTTTTTAACATACACATTGTCACTCCTTGTTTCTATCCAGTTGGATAGATTATTTACGTCCGATGTAGATTTTGAAACATCGTATACAAGTTTAATTTCACTTTCGTGACTTGCATGAGTATATCTCCAGATATTAACTATTTCGACAAATGAATTTTTAAGCGCGTTTATTTGGTTGTTATTAGAGAATGTTGCATAATTTTCAAACCTAGGTGTGCTGACAACATTTTTTTTTAGTGCGCTGTGGAGCGCCAATGCCAATGTCATATTGTTCTGTTCCGGCGGATCCGTAATGTTTTCCGATGATTTTTCCTCTTTAATTTTACAATCATTAAAATCTATGCTCGTTTTTATAGATTCCAATATTTCTTGTTCTATTTTTTTTGATTTAACGAAGTCATTATACAGATTCCTTCTAAAATTCAGTTTAAAAGTTTGCAATGATACATAATCAACATATTTGTGTGTTGCTTCCGTTTTTGAAACGTAGGCTCTATGTACCTTCATCGTGTCGATTGTTGTTTTCACGAAAATTTTATCAGCTCTGTATTGTGTAATGTATCCATCGGCAATCTGGTACAGTATAACGTCGCAGCCACAGGATGGAACGTACAATCCGTCTATATTCGGTAAGTACGTCAGTGTAAAACATGTGCATCGTTTTTCAATCACGGATGCTATTATAGCGTGCACGGAGTTGACTTTCGTTGGATACATTTTCTTTATGATGTCAGAATATTTAGTCACAGTCGATTTAATTTTAATGAACATATCGGCTATGGTCTTTACCGAATTATCGACGTTGGTCATGTACTCATTCAATATTGCTTTGAAGAGGTTTTTTTTTGTTACCTGTGGTGTATTATCAACTATTTTCTGAACTTTTAACATATTACGAATAATATCGGTCGCGGGAGCACCACCACCTTTTCTAATTGATGCAATCATTGACGAGTATGTTTCATAGTCTGAATCTGATACATAAGATATATTTTTGTTATCATATAACAGTTTAATCGCGTCTACATGCATGTTAAATTTACATAATTCTTCGTGAATAAACTTAAATTCAGTTCTTGTGATGTCTCCGATCATATAAGCATCATGTTCAATCTTATCATATTTCTTCTTAAGATTCACACATATCATATATCTGATAGGTGAAGTGGTTCCTTCAGACATACCATACGTATAATACCTCTCTTCGTAAAGTGTTGATACGTAAAGATAGTGCTTCAGTGTGGTCAGATCCGATATGATACGTGACCTCACAATCATGTCGGATCCCAGCGTCATTGCTATCGATGACTTGCTTATGATGTTTATCACGTCTTTGTTGCAGTCTTCATCGTCAGTACTCATGGTATCAACTACCAACAAGTCATGCGAATCCGGAACGCAGTCAAAATATTCGTCCAATTTATCGAATGACATGGTTGATTTCGACGCATCTTTATGGTTCCAACAAATGTCACTATCGGATATGACGGTCATGATCCCAGATAAGTCATCGAATGCTCCACAAACGGTGGATGATTTTGTAATAACAGCCGCTGGAAATTTACAGATTCCATATTCTTTCATCAAATGTTTTACAGATGATGCCGAATCATATTCGTCTGACAGTTTCAATGTCACATGAAACCTTTCTTGCAATGTTGGATCTTCCGAAACATATTCAGTGATATTATCTATTGATCTCTGAGTTTCTTGAAGTATGGCGAGGTTTTCATCATTAAAATCTTTTATGGCAAGTTCTTCCACCACAGGTTCATAGTGTCCTACCGATCCTGTAGATATTGTGAATTTGATTGATATTATTTCATCACCATTGCTATATTTCATAAATTTCTTTTTAAAATCTTTTATTTCTGTATCGAAGTACATTTCGGCTGAAAAGCCGTAAAAAATCGCTAGTGCTGTAAATGTGCTGTAATCGGTAGGTCTACCATCTGTAGTCAAATCAGTCATAAAATCTGTATACGCCACTAAGTCGTCCGTATCCCCAAAATATTTATTTCTGTTCTCGGAGATGTCGTGTGCCAGTTGCATGCGCATATCATGTGGAGTCTCGGGACACTTTAGCCCCGAATAACTCATTGCAACGATAACAGAATGAAATAAACAGTCTCCGTCGCCCGGGACTGGTATTATCCTGCCTGGTATTACATCGTACACATCAAAGTCAACGTCATTGATTGGATAAGTTATTTCACTACTGGCAATTGATTTATAGTCTGAATCAGTCGTTGTGGCCAACGATTCGCAAGACGGTGTTTTTGAAATCGGTTGCAATTTAGACGTTTCCTCTGCATAAAAATCCACATCACTATAAATATTACTATCTAGCTGGGCCTGAATTAATTCCGGCAACATGTGCGACACAGTTGTTTTGGTAACCGCCTGGTTGACTTCAACGGGCAGTCGGTATAATTTCGATAATTCGTCCCACGCTAAGTATGGTGTTATTATTTCCTGAGATTTCATGTCATGGTTAACGAACAATTCAGAAAATTTTTCTTTTATAAGGTGCCATAGATATGACAAGTATCCAACGTTGGTTAGTTTCCTAACTCTATCAACGTCGTTGAGCACGCACAGTAAAGTTTTCGACGATAGATACTTGTCTATGTACACTCTGACATACGCAGCAGATGCAACCTTATCGATCATGTGCGATGGTAATTTTACATTATGTGAAACTGTTTGACCGCATATTATTGTTTTCCTGTTATAGCTCATTACCAATTCATGAGCTCTAGACATAGTGAATGATCCATCAGTTTGTTGATACAATGAATCATACACTTGGTCCCATAATATTGCTGGTACAAACATGTATATCTTCTTAATTTTTGTCAAAGTTGAGAAATCTTCAAGTATGGAATAATAACTTATTCTATAGTAATCATTTTTTACGAATGTGTAATAATCTACTGTTAGATTCGACCTGGGGATCTTATGATATGATAATCTATATATTGAAAAAAATTGTATGCCGGCTCTATTGTCCTCCAATCTGAAACCATAATGATATTTGGTTTTACTATCGGTAAAATAAAGCGTGTTGATAATATTCAAATAATTTTTATAACTATGTATATAAGCCGGTTGCGTGTCATTTAAGAATGAGAATTTTATATAGGTAACATTTTTTACTTCGTATTTTTCCCACATAACATTCAATTTCGACAGTATTCCTTTTTTCAACATAGGTATTAAAGGATCAAAAATAAAGCTGCCACCAGCAAATTTAGCACCGGCGGACGTCATCGCGTCCGCAACATCTGACATAGTCATGTCATATATGGAATGAACAAACATCAACGCACTAGCTTTGACATTACATTTCTGTGACAAGTTATTACAATAGTGTGATCCCGTTGAACGCATTAATTTCACTGAGTTGGCTACCTTGTCATTTCTATATCCACTGTTGGATATGGAAGACAATTTCAAGTCAGCTTTTAGTCTTCTTATTTCGTCTTCTTGGCTCAATATGGGTGCGCAGACGTGAACCGCTGAATTACCTTTAAGGCCATGGTACAGTCTACTGCCACCAACATCTTTAAGATACACATTGTGGGGAGCCGTTTTCGTGGCTGCATAATAATGCAGACGCTGCATAATTAGCGATGTTTCCAGAATCCTACTAGCGTGCGCAAATCCGTGTGTTTCACGCGATTTGTTAGTAAAGTAAATCATGTATTCTGGATACAATGATTTCAACAAGTCCTGATCTTCTTGGTTCATTGCCTGTGATATACCAACATTAGCTAAAGCGACGCGTGAATGTTTTTTTGCGTCCTTCTCAATTTTATCCATACACATGTTACGAATCGCGATGCCATGGTAAGACGTCGGGTCCGTAACTGATGCGCGAAAAACCTGGGTCAACAAATCGTCCACATCTGCTCCGACCCTAGAGCACATGTAGTTTATAGTATCATTTTCCATTATACCATTATCATTAAATTTGGTCGACTGACCAATACCATTAACATTAACATTACCTTGGTTATCCATGGTGATTAAGGT